CCTTTGTGTAACGAGCTGATAGTGTGTCATACAAGTTATCTTCTACAGCTTCTTCAGTTAAGCTGAAGCCAAGAGCGATAGTTTGATGATTGTATCGAGCAGTAAAAGCTTCTTGAGCATTGTCATAGGCGATTGCTGAGCCTTCGTTTTTGACAGGTGCTGCTGAAAAGCCTGATAGTTTTGTTTCTTCTTCGAATGAACGTTCTGAAGTCTCTGTTTCGTAGATTTCTTTATGTTCTTCGCCGTAACGTTTATACTCTAGACCGAACAAAGCGTTAAGTCCTGGGAGTAGCTCTTTAAGGAGCTGTGCGCGTGAAATAGCCATGTGTTATTCTCCTTATACGCCAGTTGGGTTTGTATACTGATGCGTATTAATGTTTATCTTAACAATAAACTCAACGAATGCATCAGCGCCAGTTGCAGTATCTCTAACCACATCAATAATACGAATAGGTAGAGAGCTAGTAGTATCTTGCGTTCCTTCATCAATCGCCACAGCAGAATTACCAGTAATAGTAGATCCAGCGTTTTGAATTAAAGCAATGTTGTTACCAATCGCAGATTTACCAATTGCAGCAACTGTTGTTCCAGAAGAACATGAAACTACTTGGAATAATGTATCAGGATCATCCGCAACAACTGCGAAAATTTGAGTGCCTGATTTAATTGCTGTACTAGCTGGATAAAACTGTTGTTGTTGTACTTGACCGGTAGAAGCATTTGTGAACTGCACACCTAAAAACACACCGCAAGGTGTAGCTGTAGTTGTACCTGTGTCTTTTTCAATTGTTCCATCGGAAACACGTTTTACTAAATCGCCATAGAAAATGTTTGTAGCATAGCCACTTGCAATTTCCATTAAGCGAGTTGACCCCGCAAAAACTTGACCACCAATTAAATTAACCGGTTTCAAGCCATACGGAGCAGATACGGTTGGATAAGCCATAATTGTCTCCTTTAAATATTTATATTAATTACCTTTACCAAAGGATGTCGTAGATTTCTTCTCTGAGAAAAGAGGCATACGTGCATCACTTTGTTTTAAAAAGTTGTTGTCAACTGCATCGGCTTGTTGTTTTGCTTGTGAAGCATAATGAGCCTTACGTTGTGCAACAAACTCTTCGGGGATCTTACAAAGTAATAAGCCACCAATTTCAATACCGTCTTTAAAACGGCTATTTTGGTCGATCATTAACTTCATTTCAGGGTGGTCCGCTAATTTAACGGGTTCCCATCCTTCACGCATTTTTGAAGAAACATTTAGATTATCAGCTTCGTTCATGACACTTGTACGAATCCAACGGTATGCCCAACCTGGTACCTTTTTAAATTCAGGTAATAGTGAGGCAGGTTTCCAGCTATCTGCACGTTGAAAATCATCTCTTGTATCTTGTTCACGATCTAGTCTTGTATTATCCATTTCTATTCTCCAATTTTAAAGTTTCTCTTGCATATTGTTCCGGTGTTAGACCAAATTTTTTGGCTAACGCTACTTGTGTTTTAGTCAATTTGACTTTTCTGGGCGCGGTAGAACGCGTGGCCGGAGCAACTACATTTGAAGGTTTTGTGCGCTCGGCGGGTTTTTCCTCGTCTAGCGTTGCATCCCCAAAGTATTCTGGGAATCGTTTTTGCATCGTACTATCAATACGACGGTAATAATCGTCAGATGTAGGACTTACCCCACTTCTAACTAATTTTTCATGAAGACCTAGCGCTAAGCTGGTCATTTCTTCATCTTTACCAAACCAATCGTTCTTTTCTTGCCAAGCTACGGCTTTAGAATCAGGTTTTGGTACTGATGGGCTGTTTTGTGATATATATACATCGTTTTTGTCGTCCTGTAAAGGCTTATTAAAACGACGCTCATAGTTTTCAGTCTGAGATAAACGCATTTGAGCATCATTCATCTTAGCCTGAGCTTCAATAATTCTATCTGTTTCGCCCGCATTATAAGCTTCACGATAATCACGCTTGGCTATATCTAGCTGATTTTCTAAAGAAGATTTTAGAGCTTTTATATACTCTTCTTCACCAGAACTTAAGGTTGTTTTTAGCTTTTTATTTTCTTCAGAAATTTGCTGAGCAAACCTAATTGCTTCTTCTTTTTCTCGTTCTGCTGCTTCTTTAGCTCGTCTTTCGTCATGCCAACCTTTTTTCATTTGAGATAAACGAGTTTTGACTCTATCAGAATAGTCATCAAGAGTATCTTTTTCAATCTCTTCAACAACTTCTTTAGGTAAAGGCTCTTTATTTCTATCTTCAGGAGGAGTGTCATCCTCAATTTCAATATCTACGTCAGTTGATTTTGTATCAATATTGACTTCGTTATTATTTTTTTCTTTTTGCTTGACTTTTACTTCTGGATCATTATTATCAGTGGTAAGCTGGGACTCAGTATTATCTAAATCATCAGGGTACTCAAAAATAATATCGCCATCTTTTACTTCAGCCATATATTTCTCCTATGCGCGTGTATAGCCGCGTGGGTCTTGAACTACACCCTCAACGGTATCGTCGTTAATAATGCGGAATTCTCTTCCGTGGATTTTAAATCTTGTACCTGCATATGCACGTGTCAAAACAAAATCACCCTCTTTACACCATGGACCTGTAGGAAATCTAGTTTCATCTTTATAAGCTAGATCACCTACTTTTACTACAAATAAAACTACAGTTGAATGTTCTTCTATAGTTCTAGTTGAATCTGCTTTTACAATACCACCTTTATATGTTTCTGACGCATCAGGAATTGCACAAAGTATTTTGTATCCTTTAGGTTCAGGTAACTGTAAACCTCTTTCTTCAATCGGTATATCTTCTACTTTTATTTCATCTACGTTTGGAATATAAACTGGTCGACCGCTTGCATCAACTATGTTTTTATTCATTGTGAGTATGTCACTCATCTTCAAATGTCTCCATTTTTTGTGCAAGGTCTTTTATAATACTTTCTGCGACGGATAGACCTCGTATATATCCTGTCATATTAGTATACGAAGCATAATCTTTTGCTGCCCCGTCTCCTAAATTCATTAATACTGTTTTGCGCTGATCCTCTATTCGAGACATTAATAGTTCTAGCGTTTGATCCATTTAGTTACTCCTTAAGTTGATCTGTATTTTTTCTAGTTTTTTGATTCCTAATTTCTAAATCTTTATTTTTATATATGTTTTCCATACCTAGACGAGTGCCTTCTGCTAATTGGTCTGCTTGTAGTTTTTCTTTATCAAAAACTGTTTTAGCTCCAATACGTGCACCTTCAATTCTTTCTTGAGATTCAATCTTAACTTTTTCAAGTTCAAGTTTAGCTTGATCAAGTTGAATATCTGCTTGAGTTTTTTGAGCTTTAATTTGAACTTCTTGTGCTTTAAGTTGTAACTCTTGTTGTTGCATTTGAACAATAGGATCTTGCTGCTGAGCTTGAGCTTGTTGCTGAGCAACTTCAGCTTGATTTTTTTGTAATAATTGATCTGCAGCTTTAGCAGCCAATCTAGAAATTTCAACTTCCATCTCTTCTGGTAATTGATCATCTGGTGCAGGTAAATCAACACCAGCTTGTTCTTCTATTTGTTTTCTATATTCAAACGCAATATGTTCATTTATGTGAGCCATTGCTGCAGCTTGAATTAATTGTGCTTGCGGATTTTGTCCCATAAGTTGTGCAATTTTAGGATCATTCATAGCACCCATATGTACTTTAATATGAGCTTCATGGTCTTGGTAAATAAATGCTTTTACAGGTTTACCATTCATAATAGCCATGTTCTCAGCCACAGGGTCTTTTGGTTTTTGATCTTCTGCAGTTGGGATAAGTTTACCAATATTTTTAACACCTAATACTTCTAACATCTGACGATTAAGTTCTGGTAGATCATAAATTTGTGGATTAGCTTGCGCCATTTGCATTACAGCTTGATACTGTACAACTTTTTGTGACATAGTCGCTGCATTTGGGTCTGATACAGGAATAACTTGACAACAATCATAATCAGATTGCTTAGCTTTTCTATCTCCTACTTCAGGATCATATGAATAATCTTTGGGTGTGTAGTCACGAATAATACCAGCTAATAATTTAAATTCTTGTTTCATTGCATAATGAATACGAGCTTGAACTGCACTCATTACTTTAAGAGTTCTTTCTAGAATTGCTAGTGTAGTACCCACTGGAGAGTTAGCAGACATATCTGATACTTTCATATCAGCAGCAGAAGCAAAACGTCGTCCTTCTTCAATGATTTGATTCATTAATTGATTAAGAACTTGACTTGGTTCTTTGTAAGGTATCATCAAAATGTTGTCACGAATAGCGCCACTTGGTACATCTACATCTCTAAATTCACCTGGAGAAATCGGAGTGTCATCCCCTTTAATGCGTAGCCCACGAGACTTGAGACCGCCAGGAAGATTAGATAATGTACCTGCATCGACTAACTGACGAAGAATCATCGTACCTGATTTAGCAAATGCGCCAATTAAATGAATTAAACCAAAACAGTAGAAACCAAAACCAGGAATGTAGCCGTAGTGTACAAAGTGTTG